TGTTCAATCTCAGAAGGAAACTAATCAACTCGATGACATGCACGCAAAGAGAGACTTTTTCAAAAATCTGGACGATGACACAATCTTGGAACTCTTGAGACTCAAGGCGAGACTCTCAAGAAACCCAGGGCTTCAGGGGAGAGAATATGATATTATTACGACTTTGCGGAATAATTTTTGTTAGTGTATATTAAATGGCATCATTCCTACTTCAATTTATGGGTTTAGATGCACTCGGTGTATCTGTACCAGGTGCGGGATTATTTACCGCGCCCGTTGTTGCATTTCAAAAAGATAAAGATCTTGATGCGAGTACCATGATATCTCTTATCTGTTCGTGCTTGTGTTCAGCTATGGTTGTGCAGAGAATGGTAAATTTTCCATTTAAATCACCACCTATCATAATGATGTTGGCTGCCTGCTGTTTCTTGAGTTGTTGCTCATCTGTGATGTTAACTAAGGATACTTATGATCGTTTTACTCATAAATCGGAATAGTTTAGAAGAAATCATCCGTTCTGTACATATTCACCGTGTATGAACCAGTTTTACCAGTTACTGAAACTGATTCATTCCCATATATCTCTTCACACCCAATATCTTCCATACAGTCGCGCGCGTTGTGTGTCACGGGAACCGGGTACAAGTTTTCACCACCCGTTGTGGTATAATAGTGATAGCGATCCCTGCGTCCTCTGACCTCTTTACCGTATAGGGGGAGAGTTTCTTCTCCGGAACCCACGAGAATACCCATTTGTTGCATAAAACCGGGTTTGTATTGTTTGATGGGTGGACCTCTGAATTCGGGTTCGCGGCGCCTTTGTCGCCTCTCCATTGGTCTTGGAGGAACTGGCATCACAGGCACTTCCACTGGAACTTCGACAACTTTAGGGTTATAGTATATGTATCCCAAAACGAGAGCAAGTACAATAATAACTAACCACAAGATTTGAGTCTTGTTTTTGTTCTTTATCTTCATTTATAATAGTTAAGGAATATTATTCAGATAAAGACATGAAGGTACTCGCCATAGATATTGGGTATCATAATATGGGACTTGTCCTCGCCGAATGTGGTAAAGGTCCAAAGGTAGATGTAGAATTCATGAAGAAGGCAAGTCTCGAAGACTATAAATATATTCACTCAAATGACATCGTTGATCTCGTTCCGTTATTTGTAGATGCACATGAACATATTTTTGAAAGTGCTGATAAAATTCTTATAGAGAGACAACCACCTGGAGGGTTTACAAACATTGAGGTACTTCTAAATTACATGTTCAAAGATAAAGTCATCTTGGTTTCACCTGTGAGCATGCATACACATTTTGGTATGAGACACCTAAATTATGAGGAACGCAAGGAGCGAACTGTCTCCATTGCAGATAAATATATTGAGGGTGAAATACCCTACGAGAGGAAACACGATATTGCCGACGCACTATGTATGATTTTGTATTATAACTTTAGAGTTTCCGTACACTTTTTTGATAAATTTAGGTTTGACGGGCCTCGGCTCTAATAATTTCTAATGCGTTTGCCACAGATTCTAAAGCGTCAAACATTGTCGCCGCACTACGCTTTTTACAGCACACTCGAATATTTTCAATATTGTATTCAAAAGATTTCTTCTCCTTCTGTTTTCTTTCTTCGTGAGACTTCATAACACCCTTGAGTCTCTCAATCTCCGAATTTAACTTTTGTGTAATGACTTCAATGGCTTCGTCCATCTTTAGGATCTCTTCCTCATACCAGTCAATGTGACGGTTAAGAAGATCCCGTTTCACTTGAGATTTTGTTCTCTCCATCTGTTTTTCAACTCTTTCAATTTTGTCATCAATAATCTGAAGATTGTTTAAATATTTTTGATGGTGAAATTCCTTAGATTGCTCGAGAGCTTCAATTTGTTGTTTGATGTCCATTGTGTTGTGTAAACTCTTCGCCCCAAAACTTTATACCAAGCATGCGTTCGTGATAGTCTATGATCCATTTTAAAGTTTGAGATCTTAGACTATCAGTTTCCTTGTAGAACTCATACTCTTTCCGAAGACGATTGAGTTCTTCTTCACGCCAGTGAGGCATTTTACTTGGGTGTTTTACCTTTCACGATCAATCTTAGGTCATCAATAAACGTATCAAAGCGTCCAAGGCGATACTGGACCAAAGCCCATAGGAAAAAGAATACCGTCTTTGTCAGGTTATTTATATCATTGTCTTCCATCTTGTATATTGGAGAAACCACTCGGTGCATAAAGGTTTCTTCCTTCTGTTGCCCTGTCACATACATTTCGGCTTGTGTCAAAGCACATGTATCATCATTGACACTCCAATGATAGAACAAAAATGGGATAAGTATGGAATAAAATTCAAGGTTTCTGCGATCATTTGTAAATGGAACTACCAGAATACCTATGAGAAATACAAGATGAATCCAGAATATTATGTTCATCTATTATAAAATGAACCAAGAAAATTTTGACGATCAAATGATCAAACAACAGGCACTTGAAAATCGTCGTGATAGTTGGAATGAGCAACACGAATCTATATTGCGTCAATGGGGTGAGGCTTCGGGGTGTTACAGGTACATGCATCACCGAGCGTTCCTGTTGTACAAGGGATTGAGTATGCGTTTTACTTTACCTGTCATTATACTTTCAACAATCACAGGTACTGCGAACTTTGCTCAAGAACAGTTCCCCGAGAACCTCCGTGGTATGGTGCCATCTGTCATTGGTGGTCTTAACCTTATCGCAGGTCTCGTCGCGACCATTATGCAGTTCTTGAAGATCAATGAACTTATGGAGAATCACAAGGCGGCGGCGCTCTCATTTGGTCTTCTTTCCAGAAATATTAGATTAGAATTAGCTCTCGCTCGTGAAGAGCGTAGTACAGATGGTTTGGAATTTGTTACCAGATGCAAGAATGAATATGACCGTCTCATTGAACAGTCACCAAGTGTTCCATCAACTATCCTTGCAGAGTTTGAAAAGGAATACCCACTTGACAATATGTTCACGAAGCCTGAGATTCTCGATGTCCGAGCGATTCCCAAGTTGAAACTACCAGGTTTCACAAATATAAGATCACACACGGGTTCAAGTGTCATCTCCGAATCAACAAAGGGTGGACCACTTTCCAGGATTGGAGAACTCGTAAAAGGGAGGGAAGAGTATGAAGCAAAAATAAAGATCCTTGAAGAGATGCAGTCTGAATTAGACGAAGAAGAAGAACTCACATCGGTGGTCTCTGAAGAACCGATAGACGTCGAGCAAGGTACACAAGAAGAATAAACATGCCGACATTAGTTAAAATAGAACAAACCACATATGGTAAAATTTTCTTTCTTAAAGGTTTTACGATACGTTCATGTAGTGCGTCATTTTCAAGCACTAAATCTATGGCTTGATTAGTAAGATCATCAATGGATTCTTTCATTAAAATTATCGAACAAAAAAAAGAAGAATCCTTTACCACAACGATTCACACACAGCAAATTGAAGCCCTGAAGAAATACATTCGCGAGGGTAAAAATGTATTTATATGTGGGAGTTCGGGGGTTGGAAAATCGTATGTACTGAAAAATGTTCTTAATGATTCAAATAGTGTTGAAATAGAAAGAAATCATTTAAGTGCGAAGTCGCATTTTTTGACATTCATACGAAATGCACCGAGACATGCATTCATCGAGGATTATGATGGCGATTTTAAAAGTCTCATTGAAAGTGTTTCTGATGGTAAAAAGTTAACAAGAGGTTCACTTGTGGTGACATCAATTAATATGTGTATGTACCCAAATTTTGAAATTATTTTCATACCCAAACACAAACCTGAAAAATTGGTGTCACTTGTTGAAAATGTAACTGATAAAGTCGTGAATGCATCCATAAGAGCAAATGGAAATATAAGAGATTTTATGTCGTATATAGATGATTATGATTCCAAAGATATATTTAAAACTCCTAAGGAATATATCGCGGATGTACTTTGTTCGGATGAAGAATGTAAAATAATTAGTCATGTCGAAGAACATGGTCATATTTGGGATGTTTTTCAAGAGAATTATTTAGATTCGGAGGGCGTTGATGTGACTCGTGCGTCTGAATCATTTTCATTTGCAGATGTTGTGGATACATGTATATATTCAAGTGGGAATTGGGAACTTATGCCTCACTTTTGTTTAAACGCGGTCGCGATACCGAGGGCTTCACTCGGTAAAAAACTTGTGAAAGATAAGATTAGACCTGGAAGTAGCTGGACGAAGTATGGCAACTATAAAATGAGATCTAAAAAGTTGGTTGAAATACAGAGAAAATCCATGGGTATTCTCACGATAGAACATCTATGTCTTATCAAAATGTATGCCGAAAGTGGAAATGTAGAAAAAATGTTAGAATATAACTTAAGTCCACAAGACTTTGACGTTATGAATCATCTTGCAGTTGGAAGTAAGTTAAAACAGAGAGACGTAACAAAAATAAAAAAAGCTCTCAAAGATGCCATCACAAAAGGAACTTGAGAAAGTTTTTGAAAATATTCTTACCGGTGCGGTGGATAATAAGGGAAAGCCTGGTGAAGAGGAAGAACCCGAAGTTACAAAAACTATCGGGAATGAGATCCACTTTTATGGTGAAATCACCCCTGAAAATACCCTCGAGTTTGTGGAAAGTTTCCGAAAATTGGAAATTCATCTTCTTAAACAAAAAGCGGATCTCATTGGGTATGAACCGGAAATTCGAATTCACATCATGAGTGAAGGTGGTGACATGTTTTCCGGTCTCCTTCTCAAAAACATACTTGAAAAATCGAGGGTTAAGGTTGTGACGATCGCTCAAGGCTCGTGCTGTTCGGCGGCTACTTTCATGTTTTTGGGTGGTTCAGAGCGTCGCATGGGTGAAAATGCGTACCTTCTGATTCACCAATTAAGTACAGATTTTTGGGGTAAGTACCAAGATCTCAAGAGTGAGATGAAGAGCTGTGATAAGTTTATGAGCGCTCTTAAGAAAATGTACATGTCAAAGACGGAAATTCCCGAAAAGAAATTTAAGAGATTGATGAAGAAAGACCTCTTTTTGTCGGCATCAAAATGTCTAAAGTATAAGATTGCTCACGCGATTGACTAATAGTAACATAGCGTTTGTAAAGACCAAGTAAACACAATACAATGAAAATTATTGCGAATGTATTTGCATTCATAGATAGATTTGTGCGTTCTGGTGGCCTAAGTCGTTCCATCCTACCATAATTTACAACTGGCAGTGAAGACATCTATTTAAAGTTGAGAAATTAATTAACTCTATAATGGAACGACTTATTCGAGAAGACAAGAATAACCGAGAACGATTTACAGACATTCGTGTGGAAGATCTCAACGACGGGACAGCTGATATCGTAAAGACAAGTGGGATGGTTGGTAGCGATAAAGTCACCGAATCAAGAACCAATGTTAAGACTGGTTATGAAAAGGCTCTCGTGCGAGCCAAAACGATGTGGAACAATGAGAGGACGAAGGCTATTCAGATTTTGCCCATGTTGGCCAATAAATGGGAAGATCGAAAGAAGTACATTTCCGAACCCTTTTATGTTCAACCCAAATTGGACGGTGTACGTCTCCTTGTGTCGACAGCGGGTTGTTTTTCAAGAACCGGTAAAGTTGTCAAGGGTCTCGAACATCTCACCGAAAACCTAAAGGATGGTGAATGGCTGGATGGAGAGTGTTACGCACCAAATTTAACTTTCGAAGAACTTACGAGTGCTTTCAAAATGAATCCCCAAAGTTTGGATTTTCATGCATTCGATTATTTCGACATGAAACGACCATACTTACCTTTCGCAGAAAGACAAAAAATACTCAAGAATAAGACGCCAATCATGGTTGATACATTTCTCATCGACAAAAAGTCTGAAATTTTAGATTATCATAAAATATTTGTTGACCAAGGTCACGAGGGAATCATGATTCGTGAATCCACGAGTGTCTATGAAATTGGAAAGAGGAGTAATTATCTTCTCAAATTTAAGGAATTTCAAACAGAAGAATATGAAATTGTGGGTGCCAATACGGGACATGGTAGAGATGCAAACGCCGTCGTTTGGGTCTGTAAAACTCAAAATGGTCATGAGTTCACAGTGAGACCCGAAGGAACTATCAAGGAAAGAGAGCGACTTTACCGTAACAGAGATCAATGCATCGGGAAGCAACTCACAGTTAGATTTCAAAATTTAACAGCTCTCGGCGTTCCAAGATTTCCGGTAGGTGTGACGATTCGGGATTATGAATAATGTCAGTAGAAATAAATGAATA